AACAAGGATTCCAATAATGATGTACGGAAGGTGCTTATACATTATTCATACCATATAACATAATATGCCAGGTGGACTTGTTCAATTAACAGGGTTCGGTGCCCAAAATGTTTTTTTAAATGGCAATCCGTCTATGACCTATTTTACGAAGATGTATAAACGCCATACCAATTTTGCTATGGAGCATTTTCATTTACCTCCAAATAGTGTAACAGATACCAATCTTCCTATCGCAGGAAACAAGACCTTTCGTTTTAAAGTTCCTAGATATGCTGATATGCTTCACGACTGTTATTTATGTGTAGACATACCAGATATTTGGTCGCCCTTAGTGGAAGTAGATCCAACGACTCATCTTGCTAAAGAGTTTCAGTTTCAGTGGATTCGTAATCTCGGTTACAATATGATTCAACAGGCATCTATTAACTTGAACGGAACTCCAATTGTGACTATGACAGGTGAATGGATGAAAATCGCAAGTTATCTCAAGAACGATTCTACCAAGCGTGCTATTTTAGATAAGATGGTAGGAAATACACCTGATATGTATGATCCTGCCAATGGTCCAGGTCTTTTTAATCAGTATCCAAATGCAATTAATGTAGACGGTGTAAATCCTCCTGCTCCTTCTATTGCAGGTCGTCAATTAACTATTCCTCTTCCTTTCTGGTTCTGTGAAGATATTGGTCAATCATTACCTCTTGTTTCCTTGGTTCAATCAGAAGTAGAAATACAGATTACGTTTAACAATATTTACAATCTTTTTACGATGATTGATGTAAACCCTGCAAATCAAGGTAGTTCTACCTTTTTAACTCGTATTGTGGGTAATCCATCCGATCCTTTCCGTGGTATTCAAAACTTTCTTTCGTATCCCGATATTCAAGGAAATCCAACAAATTTATCATTACAAAACTGGAACTTCAATCCATACATCGAAGCAAACTATATATTCTTGACCGATACCGAACGAGCACACGTTGCTGCTTATGAACGATCTTTCTTGGTTACACAGGTTCAGTATATGCGTAAAGACGGTCAATATGGATTAAACAATCTTCCAATTCCAATGTATAATCTTTGTACGCGTGTTGTGTCTCTCTTTCAACGCGAAGATCGTATTTTGTTAAATGATTGGGACAACTACACAAATTGGGACAATATTTATTATCCTCCAGTAAATCCATCAGTTCTTCCTTCAAATGTATATTCACCACTTCCACCTACTTCTTTCTACTCTTCAGGTATTCAATTATCAAACAGTATGAACTCACAAGATATCTTACAAGAAGGAACAATTGTTCTAGACGGTCAAGAACGTGAAAATACTAAAAATGTAAACTTTTACAGATTTATTCAAAACTACAAATTTTCAAGTGGAGATACAACCGCTCTTCCAGGAATTAATGTTTATTCATTTGCTCTTGATCCAAATACAATTACTCAACCATCAGGAACATTAAACGGTTCTATGTTTAATCGCACAAATGTTCAGTATACTTTATTGGTTCCTCCTGCCATTACTACAACTGTGAATGCTTCTGGACAGATTGTTCCAATTACAAGTCCATCAGCTGTTTGTATCGTAAAAGATACTGCTTTCAATTCAGTACCTACGTTAGTTCCAAACGGATCAACAGTTTCTCCAGGTCCAGGTATTCCACCTCTTCTTCAAGCAGGTCAGACATTGACCATTATCCCACCTACAACATACCCTCTTCAATACGGTGCTTATTCTGCAACTTTCTATGTTGAATCTTATAACTTTTTGAAAGTTACAAACGGACAGGGTAATCTCGTATTCTCTACATAATAATGAACTCCGAAGATCCAGTTGCCGACGTTCATCCCGAACAAACACCTCAACCAACTGTTGGTTCAGCAAGCGGATATCTTGGTTATACTTTGCTAATCATCTTGCTCTTGGCGTATTCACGAGCAGGATGGTATGCAGTCGAAACTATATTTTTAGACAAATTTCCAGTTATCAAACCTTACAGTAACTTCTTTTTGGTTGTTTGGTTCTTTCCAATTTTAGGTTTATTAGCATCTGTTGTCATCCCATCTGCAGGTGGAATATTCGGATGGATGGTGACTACTGCTATTTTTGCTTCTATTCCTTTAGCAGCATCTTTTGTATACATTATACTTTTTGGTCTTCCACCTGAGTCTCAGGAATATGTATATGGTCTATTTTCAATGGCGTAGAATCAACATCTTCTTTCTTTAAAAGAGGATTGGTAACATCATTTTGTAAAAGTTCGTCCATTGCCTGTTGAGGATCTTCGAAATTACGAAACAATATTTGATTCACTTCAGCAGGACTCCATTTTTCGTCAATTTCCGGATGATCCCATATTGGATGATCTAATTCTTTAATATCATAGAATCCTTCGATCATTTCACGGAGAACCTTACGAGAACACTTCTTGAAATGAATGATCATATCTATGCGTCCAGGACGAATTAATGCACGATCAAAGCGTTCAGGAAAGTTAGAAGTAAATACTAAAATACGACCCGATGATTCAAGAGTTCCATCTAATAAGTTTAATAAAAAGGATAAATCAATTGGATCTTTGATGATATCATCGTCTAATTCAGGAGCAAATGGATCTTTAGGAGGAGCATTATGAACTTCTGGTTTCTTCCATTCGCGTTTTAGTAAAACATCACCCATAGCATCTGCGTCTTCAATAATGTAAAGACGCTCAGAAATAGGAATCGTGTATTTTTCCAAAACAGTTCCATTAAAGACATGAATATCATCACTGAAAAAGAGATGACGCAATTGTGTCTTTGTTTTGATTTCAGATAACTGAATATTTATTGGATGTCTTCTTGCTACATTTGCAATTGCTTTGATCTCTGAAGTTTTACCAGTACCTGGATCGCCATGAAACAAAAACCCAAGAGTGTAAGGAATACCCTTCTTTTCATACCACGAACGCTTCTCCAAAAAGAAATTAACGCGTTTTTTAACGATAGGTTGTTCTTCAAAATAAACGTTTTCAAATGTTCGGGTTGTAGAGAACTTATGCTTTGTGTAAACCAAGAAACTGGAGGGTAATGGATTCTGATTGCTCCGTTTCTTTTTGCCTTCAACAATTTGGTCAAAAAAGTATAAATCATTTCCGAGTTTATTCAACATTCTTCGTTCGTAATCTTGATTACAAGAATCAACAAACTTTTGAAGAGTTTGAATAGGATGATTATACGAAATCAGCTGAAACTTAATGTTCTTAATATTTCCATCGTCTACATCAACATGCGTTAAACGAAAATAGATATCTTCATCTAATCGGACTTCTTCAAATTCGTATGGAAGGTAATCGTGATTGGCAATAGATAATAATCGTTTTGTAGCAGGGGAACAGGATACATAGTGAATAACGGCATCCATACGAGTTAAGAAAGCAGGAGGAGCAGCGCCTTTTCCTTGTTGAGGAGGAGGACCTCGTTCACATTCAATGACGGCTGATGGTTGTTTTCCGTTGTACGTTTTGTTTGTAAATCCACGAAAGGACCATAACCAGTTGGGTATGCGTTCGTATAAAGTTAATCCAACATATGCGATTATGGGACGGAAACTTGTTCCGCTTGTTGTCATGACTTGGTAAAGCATAGACATCTTTAAAAGTTCTTGTAATGATGCCATTGCTTGTTAAGGATATTTTGGTTATGAAAGTTTAACGACCGAGACACTTGTCTAATGTAGGAATACCTTCGTGGACAGGTTTGGATCGTTTGAGACGAAGTTGTTGAGATGCCTTATTCACAGTTTCACTGGACAAGGAAACATAAGACTTGACATCACGAACGGATGCCTGAGTGTTTACAGAAGGCATGTAAAGACGAACTGGGGGCATGGCTATTTGTAAAGGTTTACTGCAGTTACGAAAGAATTCACGATACTGTTGAATATCAAGGTTGCCTCCAAACAATCGTAAAACTCGTTTATCAGGAGCAGGTTGAATATCTTTATTTTCATAGAAGTCTCTGTAAAAACTTCTTAAGAGTGAATGACGGGTCCATCGTTCTGTTTCGGTAGAGTTAGGTTGATTATAAATAGAGGCAAGAGCACATTCTGGACTGCAAAAGTTTCCTTCTGCAGTGTATGAACTTGTATATACATCGTAGTGCGTTGGAATAAAAAAGGAATCACCTGAAAATCCGTGACAGCACCAAAGACATGCAGCACCTTTTGGATAAGAAGTTATGAGTGAAAGTTTTGACATTAAATCCTGAATAATATTTTCATCGAATCGTCTTTCTTGGGTTTCTGTATTCAAAAGAATATCAGAGTACTGGGTGGGTCCATCGTTAGACGGAGCAGGAACATCTACTCTTTCTTCATCGAAATCAAAATCCTTACCTATTTTCAAAAAGAAAATGACGGGAGGGAGTTCAACTTTGGTTTCTTCAACCTTTTTTGCCTTTTTTCCTCTAGCAGCAGGTGGCATTTTATATGTTTAAGCAATTTCTCTGTAAAACGGACCGATTTTTCATGTGGGAGGACACACACCATACCCCCCAGTATGGCAGAAGCGTATAAAAAGCACACACATCGAGAACATATCTTATCTTTACCCGACACCTATGTCGGTTCTATCGAAACTACATCAGAAACGATGTATGTGGTCGAAGAAGAAAAGTTTATCGAAAAGCACTTATCTAGTTTTAATCCAGGTTTCTACAAATTGTTTGATGAAATTGTCGTAAACGCACACGATCAAGTCGTTCGTATGCGTCAACGGGGGTCCGACAATCCAGTCAAAAATATCACAATTGAAATCTCAGCAGACAATCAGACTATTACAGTTAAAAATGACGGACAGGGAATTGATGTCATAGAACATCCAGAGTACAAAGTATGGGTTCCACAACTCATCTTTGGAGAACTCTTGACTTCAACAAACTATGACAAGGAAGAGAAGAAATTGGTAGGTGGAAAGAACGGTTACGGAGTAAAACTCGCAAACATCTTTGCGAAGAAGTTGACGGTGGAAACAGTTGATTCGGAACGGGAAAAGAAGTATACACAATCATGGGAAGATAACATGACAAAAGTCAATCCTCCAAAGATTTCATCTTGTAAAACAAAATCGTATGTCAGCGTTTCTTGGACGCCTGATTTCAAACGATTTGGAATGACTGAAATCACAGCAGATTTGATTGGTGTATTTCGTCGTCGTGCTACGGATCTGGCAATGACGGTTGGAAGTGAAGTAAAAGTTCATTGGGTTCATGGAGAAGAAAAGACGACAATCAAGTGTCGTGATTTGACGGCATATGCGAAGGAGTTTGTGGAAACTAATGTAGTTGGACATTCAGCGGATAGATGGAATGTAGTTGTCGCAGACGCACCTGGAGACGGATTTCTTCAAGTGTCGTTTGTGAATGGTATTTGGACATCAAAAGGTGGAACACATGTAGATTATATTGTCAATCAAGTTGTCAATAATTTGGTAGAGTTTCTTGAAACCAAAAAGAAACTCAAAGTCAAACCATCTCTGGTCAAAGAGAACATCGCAGTATGGATTACTGCCGCTATTGAGAACCCATCGTTCTCTTCACAAACCAAAGAAGCGCTCACTACCAAGAGCACTGCTTTCGGTTCTACTTGTAAACTTCCTGAAGATTTCTTCAAGAAGTTGAGATCAAAGTTAGAGTTGGTAGATAAGTTGGTGGTCGCACAGAAGGAAAAAGACGAGAAGGAAAATAAGAAGTCAGATGGACGTAAGAGCTCCAAGATATATGGTATCCCCAAACTTGAGGACGCAGCCCTCGCAGGTACCGCAAAGTCTGCCGAATGCACTCTCATCCTCACTGAGGGTGACTCAGCCAAAGCGATGGCTCTCAGCGGCCTTACAAAGACTCAACGCCAGACTTTCGGAGTGTTCCCTTTGCGGGGCAAAATAATGAATGTGAAGGATACAGCAGGAAGCAAGATTGAATTGGCGAAAGAAATTGCAGAATTGAAGAAGATTGTTGGATTAGAATCGGGTAAGACGTATGAGAATGTATCGAGTTTGCGTTATGGTCGCATTCTCATTATGACGGATCAGGATTATGATGGATCACATATTCGTGGATTACTTATTAACTTATTTCATGAACTCTGGACAGAGTTATTTAAAATTCCTGGTTTCTTGACATTTATGGCTACACCAATTGTCAAGGCAACAAAAGGAAAGGAAACAAAAGTATTCTACACTCAGTATGAATACGAATTATGGAAAAAGAACGATACGCGTGGTTGGGCTATTCAATACTACAAAGGATTGGGTACTTCTACACGCGAAGAAGCCCAAGAGTATTTCAAGGAATTGAATATCACTCAATTTCGTTTCAACGCAGAAGTTGATTCAAGTGCTATTGATTTAGCATTCAACAAGTCTAGAGCAGATGACCGCAAGACTTGGTTACAAGGTCATCGTGCAGAGGATATTGTGGTTCCTCATCCAGACAGAACTCTCCCTTATTCAGAGTTTGTTCATCGAGACTTGATTCACTTCAGTCACTATAATCTAGAACGTTCTATTCCAAGTATTATGGACGGTCTCAAAACATCACAACGCAAAATATTGTTTGGTTGTCTCAAGCGTAATTTGACGAGCAAAGTCAAAGTCGCACAACTTGCGGGTTATGTGTCAGAGCACGCAGGTTATCATCATGGTGAAATGTCGTTGAACGAAACGATCATTGGTATGGCACAAGATTTCGTAGGTTCGAACAATCTACCCTGGTTAGTTCCTAAAGGTCAATTTGGAACTCGTCTTCAAGGCGGTAAAGATTCAGCAGCATCAAGATACATCTTCACATACCTTCAACCGTATATGAAAGATTTGGTTCCATCTGATGATCTGCCATGTTTGAAATACCGAGATGATGACGGTCTCTCGGTAGAACCTGAATGGTATGCTCCTGTCATTCCGATGTTGTTGGTCAACGGAGCACGAGGTATTGGAACTGGATACTCAACATTTATTCCATCGTATGACCCACTTGCTCTCAAGGACGCTCTTCTCAAGTGGTTGAAGGGAGACAAGGATATATTGGAAAAAGTGAATCTTGTTCCTTACTATCGTGGATTCAAAGGAGAAATCACACCTACTGCTGATGGTTATGATGTCACAGGCAAGTATTCATACAATGCTAAAAACAAAACCTTACTGGTTCAAGATTTACCAATTGAATACTGGACTTCCGATTTCAAAGAGTTCTTAGATGCTCTTTGTGAAAAGAAGGACTTCGTCAAAGATTACACGGACACATCTACGGATATGGATGTAAACTTCGAAATCGTTCTCAAGGACGATATGCCTGTAGCAGAAGCGGTCAAGAAATTAGGGTTGTCGTCAAAGATGAAACTTACAAATATGCACGCGTTCAATGCATATGGTAATATCAAGAAGTATGCGAATGTGAACGAAATATTGATTGAATACGCACATGCTCGTCTTGCATTATACGGAACCCGCAAGGAGAATATGCTGGCAGAACTTCGTGCTAAACTTCCATGGCATAGCAGTGTTGTGAAGTTCTTACTTCTCATATGTAATGATGTTATTGATCTTCGCAAGAAACCACATGTAGAATGTGTCAAGATATTGGAAGGTCATGAATTAACAGATATTCCAGATTTGTTGAAGTTGCCTATCAGCAGTATGACTCTAGAAAATGTAGCAAAACACGAAGCAGAATTAGAACGATTGAGAAACAGAATCAAGGAAATTGAAGGAATGACACCTTCTCAGTTCTGGGTTCAAGATTTAGAGAATCTTACTGTATAAAAGATAAGTATGTCTGGATTTCAGTTGAGTTACCAATCGTTGTTGGTAAATTCAGACGCAGAAGCAAGAGATGAATACGACTTTGATCCGAGGGTCGCTTTTTTAAATACAGCCACTACAGAACAAAATGTTCAACCTATAAACTATGTGCCTCCAACAAATATCAGTGGAGGTCATCTTTCTGTTGAAGAACTTAATAATTCAGAAGAAGTAGCAGAGTCTTTATCTGTTCCCGTTCAACAACCTCCTTCTATGGTTCCTAGACAACGTATGGTTGTAATTGATACAGCACAAAGAGATTGGACCGTTCAACCTGATGCTTATTCCAACGTTTTTTCATTTGGAACACAAACACCTTTATCAAACGACGGACCACAGGTTGCTTTTTACTTCAACAATCCTACGATTCCATTATCTGCATACGAAACACCTATAACGTCTCTCAAAGTTCCTGCTGGACGTCAATTACAAACAATTCCTAATAATACTCCAAATACATTTCCTGCTGGTGCAAAAGTTCCTTCATATTTCAGTACGATAAATCAGGGTCTTGTAACACCTACATACGGTTGGTCTATTGTATTTTCAAACGGAATGCTTATACATGCTCCTCAGAAATTTTCATTTTCAGATCCAAATATATCAGTAACATTTTATCCAGTGTATGATCCTGCTCAAACAATGGGAGCACAAATAGGTATAGATATTCAACCTTCTAGATACGGAGTCAATGATTATTTGTTTTCAACTCAATTAGCTTTATCGAATGTATCTGAAATCAAACTAGTTCGTGCTATTCTTCCTATTCGTGGAACTCAACCGTATAAACCAACTACATTTTCTGGAAATGTTACTTATCCAGATGCTTTCCATATGCAGCCTTACATTTTGATGACAATCCAAAATCTAAAAGGTAATTATTACGGAGGTTCACAAATTGTTCAAAACTCTTTTTCTATTCTCACCCAGAATACACGCAATGTGTATGATGGAACAAATTCTTATCCAGCTCAGTACTCTGATTACTATCCATGGAACGAAGAAGCGTACTCCTTTGATCCACCTTTAGCTCGTATGTCAAATGCAAATATTCAACTTTACAACAATGCAGGTATTCCTTTCTCTCAAGTAGATGGTCTTTCTGTTGTATCTATGATTTTTGATACTTGTCATATTGGAAATGTTCAATTCTTTGTAACTCAAAATCAAAGTAATGTGTCTAGTGGATTAACAGATTGTAATGCTTTCTTAAATACAGATCTTCGTATAGGAGATGAAATTAAGTTTTACTCACCGATGTTAACTCAGATTGGGTTTGATACTTCATGTTCTCCTTCACTTGCTGCCCTGTCCCATCTTATGTCGAACAACTTTTTAGTAACTGCTATAAACTCAAACGACTTTACTCCTTCCTATACATTTCCTAATTCTGATATAGGAACATCATTTGTCGCCGTCCCAAAGTTAACATCCGGTTACACAGGATTATCAAATGCAGTAACTACGATATGCGGTGTTCTTCAAACTATTTCACATATAAGTCTTCTTCAGTATGCAAATGTAACTCAGTCAGGTTTAACTTTCATGAATAATAGAACATTCTCACAGGATTATCCTTTACCAATGATGAACATCAATACCCAAGCAACCTTCGTCATGCAAGTTACAACAATGGAACCTGATCCGACAAATATCAAGAAAATCATCCCGAATTAGTAATAATGGCAACACAACCTCAATACGGGGAACTTTATCCAACCAAGGGTGATGAAATAAATCGTTACTATATAGAATCCGCTATTCCAGGTGCTCCTAAACATACTGGTTACGTCCCTAACTTAGAAGACGAAGAAACACGTGCTACACAGGCATTTCGTATGTTCTCTACACACTACGAAGATCCTAAGTTAGCATACGGTTCTAAGTTTCAACAACAGGCCACAATTCGTATTCATACACCTAACCTTCTCAACCAAGCCTTCTTCTCTGACGAAAACATCAAACATCTTCAAGACGAAATCCGTTACCGCGTATGGATCAAGAGCGACAAGAAACATATCATTGATCCTCAGCGCCCTGACGATTTGAAAACAATTATGCGTGCTTACTATTTACAATACAGTTTGAACGTTCCAGGTAATGAACGTGAAGAATTAGAAATGTTAAACAATCGTGTCATGGCTTTCTGTGTTGATGATATCTTGGGTGCTATCAATATGTATATTTACAACCGCAACCAAATCTTAGACTATCCAGAACAAATCAGTCGTCCTATCAATCCACATATCGTTGGAACCAAGGGTGCGGAATTCAAGTCATTCTTTTAGATTGTTTTGTAGTAATATGGCAGATATAGTAAAATTTCAAGACCGCATTTATGCCAAAGACCAACGCAGATTACTCGTATGGGATACTGCGTGGGACTCGTTTCGGCCTTGTGAACAGATTGTTTGGAATCCAAAAACACGATTAGTAGAACCTTTTTACGGTCAGTATTGTGCTGAAATATTTGACAGTGCTTATGGATTCGGAGACCTAAAAGATGAATGTGAACTTTTTACAGACAAGTATGTTGATAGTTTATCAGAAGCAAAGGAAATAGAAAGTGCAGATGAGTTTTGGAAATGGACAGATCAAATAACCGAATGGTTTTATGATCGATCTATTGTCATTCATCCTTGTGAAAAAGGAAAACCATCAAGAACACAGTATTTGTCTATTATGAACTTACGTGCGAAAACTGCAAGAAGAGTCCCTCGTCAAATAAAGGGAACATTTAAACAGCGTAGAGTTTAATATGCGTCTAAACATCATATCTACACACCGAAACCAAACAGGATTAGCACAAGATGTGGATATTTTACAGGGTATCTGGACTGCTGCCGATGAAAATGTAAAGTTTCGTCGTATTCATGTCGCACATCCTGAATGTGAAGAAGCAGAATATAATGTATTTATTGAAGTCATCAATCCTTCTTTATTTACGTATGCTGCCAAGAACATCTTTATTCCTAATCCTGAATGGACCTACAAAACATGGATATCATATTTACACGATATTGATGAAATCTGGTGTAAGACTCACGAAGCAGTAGAAATATTCAAACCCTTACATTCGAATGTCAAATATATTGGTTGGACATCTATTGCAAAACATCCAGCAGATAAGAAGAACTTCCATAAGGCAATTTACTTAGCAGGTAAAAACATTTATCGTCATCCTCAACTTATTGTTGATGCATATGTAAAAGCAGTTGAACAAGAAATCAAAGTTCCTGAATTACATGTAGTGTATGATGGAACTCGTATGAGTGTGACTCTTCCTGATTCAGTGAAAGACAAAGTAATTTTACATTCGGAAACCATGAAGCAAAGTGAATACGATGACTTAATCGATGAATGTGGTTTATCTATATGTATTTCTGGTGCTGAAGGGTTTGGTCATGCGGTAAATGAAGCTGCTTCAAGTGGTTCAATTTTAATGTTAAACGAAATCAAGCCATTCAAAGAATTCAAGTATAAGGGAATCTGGGTAAAAGAAGAAAACGAAGAAAGTGTTCCACATCCTGAATGTCTTGGTATTATTGTGAAGTCTACCGTGGACGCAACTGTAAAAGCACTCAAAGAATACTCAGAAATGTCTTATAAAAAGAAAAAGACAATAACAGAACAGAATCAAGATATATTTGTAAAACGACACGATAAATGGGTTCAAAATACTATTGACTTTTTGAAACCATATAGCGAAATTGAAGACTTCTCGGTAGATAAAACTGCTATTCCTGAAGAAGAGTTGCCAGGAGTAACAATCGTTACACCTACACGTGATCGTCCAGAGTTTATGGAAATTTGTGCTGGTTGTATTGACTCTCAGTGTTATCCAAAAGATAAATTGGAATGGATCATTTTAGATGACGGTAAAGATACATGTGAAGAGTTTGTAAGTCATATTCCTTATGCGAAACATATCATTATGACCGCAGGTAAAACTATTTCACAGAAACGTAATGTAGGGGCAAAAATGGCAAAGTTTCCAATCATCATTCATATGGACGATGACGATATTTATCCTCCAAACAGTATTCTGTTCCGTGTGTCAATGATGTTACGAGCAAAGAAAGATATTGCTTTCTGTACAACTTTACCTTCTTACGATATTGCGAATTACACTTCATTTGTAAATGTTCCACCAATGCGTCTGCCACAGTCTATGCGGGTGTCAGAAGCAACAATGTGTTATACCAAAAAGTTCTGGGAAGAAAAGGGATTTCCCGAAGATGTAAAAATAGCAGAAGGTGATTTGTTTCTTAAAGGTCGTGAAGCACAAGGAATTGAACTTTCTCCACAAGAAATCATTGTAAGTTTAGTTCATCCTAAAACAACATCAAGTCGTAGAATTCCAAAAGGAATGGAACCTAACGGTTGTCATTTCGGATTCACTGAAGATTTATTTAAAATGCTTTCAACTATTGGTGAAAGACTCAAGAAATAAACATTTTTAGCGGTAAAACTTTTGTTCTACCTAAAAAATGTTAAACTATTTAATGTTTGCGACGACGACCTCCCTTTTCTAATTTTTTGGAGAGTTTTAAGAGTGCCTTTGCGACCTTCTTTGCTTTTGTATGACGACGTTTACCTGCATCCATTGTCTTTGGTGTAGAGGCAGCTGCAATTGCTTGTGCGTCTTCTTTGATTTCGGCAGAAGGTGGGGCAACTTCTTCACCACCCTTCTTTGAATGATGACGACGACGACCGCCTTCTTCCATTTTCATTGTGTGTCTACGACGACCACCTTTTTCCATGACGCCAACACCTAAATGTTTACGACTGTGACGACGACGACCGCCAGTGGCTGGGGCTGCGCCAAAAGGGAATGCTTCACTAGAGGACCATGTTCCGCTCATCTTGTTTATACTTGAATAGATAGATTTTTTTACGCAGAGCAGGTGAGACATTCTGGCTGACGCGCCTCTGGTTCAACAGTGAATTTTTGGGTAGAAGCGGCGGCCTTTGTTCGCAAATAATAACATCCTGTTTTAAGTCCCTTTTCCCAAGCATATACATGCATACTGGAAATACGAGCATATGTTGGATCAGCAACAAACAAGTTCAAAGATTGAGATTGACAAACGAAGGGAGCACGATCAGCAGCCATATTAATGATTGTCTTCATTGGTATTTCCCAAGCAGTCTTGTATCTTTCTTGAATATCTGCTGGTATTTCAGGAATACCTTGAATACTTCCATTGTTTGCTATAATAGATGTTCGAAGTTCTGTAGTCCAAATACCTAAGTCTACTAATTCAGAAATCAAGTACTTATTAATAACTATAAAGTCTCCTGCCAAAACATGACGAACATATAAGTTTGAAGTAAATGGTTCAAAGCATTCATTATTGCCTAATATTTGTGAAGTAGACGCAGTAGGCATCAATGCAATAGAAAGAGAGTTTCGTATTCCTTTCTTTACACGAGTTCTTAAATTATCCCATTCTAAATCTGTTTCAGGTTTTACATTCCATAAATCAAATTGGAGTTTTCCTTCAGACGCAGGAGAGTTTTCAAAGGAGGAATAAGCACCTTTATCAACTGCTATATTGTAAGAAGTATGTAAAGCAGCATAATAAATATGTTCGAATATATGACGATTTAATTTGGATGCTTCTGGAGAAGTCCATGATAATTTCATCTTGGCAAATACATCTGCTAGTCCTTGAACACCAATTCCAATGGGTCTATGTTTGTTATTGGATGTTTCTGTTTTAGGAGTTGGATAGAAATTACGATCAATAACAATATCCAGATTGCGTGCTAAAATAGCAGTATAATGACGAAGACCATCAAAATCATATGTTAAATCATCTTTCACAAACTTGGATAAGGAGATACTTCCCAAGTTACATACTGCAGTTTCTGTAGGATCAGTGTACTCAATAATTTCCGCACATAAATTAGAACTTTTAATTGTTCCAAGATTTTGTTGATTGGATTTTGAGTTTGCAGCATCTTTGTAGCAGAGATAAGGTGTACCAGTTTGGATTTGTGCGTCCAAAATCATTTGCCATAACTTTTGAGCGGATAGTGTTTTGCGTCCATAACCACGTGCTTCATAATCACGATATAAAGCATCAAATGAATCTCCATATGAATCGTATAAACCAGGACATTCATTTGGACACATTAAAGTCCAATCTTTACCTTCCTTTACACGACGCATAAATTCATCAGGAATCCAAAGACCGTAGAATAAATCACGAGCACGGTCTTCTTCTGCTCCAGTATTTAATTTAAGACGCAAGAAGTCTTCAATATCTGCATGCCAGGGTTCTAAATATATAGCAAAAGAACCATTACGTTTTCCACCTTGATTTACGTATTTAGCAGTATCGTTGAATACTTTTAACATTGGAACAATACCTGTAGAGTTTCCGTTTGTTCCCACAATGCGTGAGTTCTTGGCACGAATCTTGTGAACAGCTAATCCTATTCCACCTGCCCATTTAGAAATTTGAGCACAATCACCTAATGTTTCGTAGATTCCTTTAATTGAATCTTCTGACATATCCAAAAGAAAGCAGGAAGATAATTGAGTATGGTTCGTTCCCGCATTAAACAATGTTGGAGTTGCGTGAATGAAGTAACCCTTAGATAAAGCATCATATGTTTCTGCTATACGACGCATATTAGGAACATATTGAATTGGAAAATGAAAATGTTCAGTTGGATATTCATCTGTATGAATTTCAATTGCTACACGCATCCACATATGTTGTGGTCGTTCAATGACTTTTCCATCAACCTTTTGTAAATAACTCTTTTCGAGAGTCTTGTATCCAAAATAATCGAAAAGTTCAAAGTCTCGTTTATAATCAATCATTTCTTGAATTCCTACCATCTTTGATACTTCTAAAATCTTGGTAGAAACAACACCTGCGTCAAAAAGACGAGCAGAACATTCAGCAAATGTTCCAGGTGTATTTTTATGGTGATTATCTATTGCAATATAAGCAGCAAGTTTACCATAATTTGGATGTGAGCGACCAACTAACATCGCAGCTGTTTCTGCTGCGAAATCATCTAATTCTGATGTATTTATTCCATCTTGGATTTGTGAACAGACCTTTTGTGCGACTAAAGCAGGATTCACATGTTCAATTCCAGCTTCATTTGCTAACTTTTGAATTCTGTGTAGAACCTTATCAAATGATACTTCTTCACGTCTTCCGTCACGTTTGGTCACGTACATCTTCTTACCTATTATAGTCGCCATATTCTTAAATGTCTAAAATTTTTGTAGCAATGTGCATTGATTCGAGTTCCTTGACGAACAGGTTCATAGAGTAAGGTATGCGTAAAGTTTCAATTGGTCCTTCACCTGTAGTATCAAGGAGACCTGTTTCTGGTTGAAACAAAACTTCTGATTCATCGGATCTTTTCATGAATGATTCTTCTGTAAATACTGCTGCTCCATGAGCAATTAATACATCTCTTTCCATTTCACCTATACGAAGTCCTCCGTCATTCGCACGACCTTCAAGAGGTTGATGAGTTAATAAAGTTTTAGGACCTGTATCGCGATAATTGATCTTGTCTTCTACCATCAACTTAGAACGCAAGTAATAAGTAGGACCAATAAATATTTCCATTTCCATTTGTTCTCCCGTCATTCCGTTATACATGATTTCTGATCCGTTGGGTTCCAAACCTATTTTACGAAGAAGTTCGCGATATTCATTTGTTTGGTCTTGGACACAGAATGGAGTCGCATCTACGATTGTTCCTAAATTTGCACCAATACGAGCAGACATAGATTCTAACATTTGACCTGTAGTCATACGCGAAGGTATGGCATGTGGATTTAAAATGATATCTGGTCTTAATCCTTTGGCGGTAAATGGCATATCTGATTGGTTCATAATCATACCTACAGTTCCTTTTTGACCTGCACGAGAACTGAACTTGTCTCCTAAAATAGGTGTTCTCATTTCTGCGATACGAATTTTAACTCCACGTAATGCTACTTGAACTTCTACACCATCGCGTGTAACTGCTTCACGAGAAGTAAACATTTGAATACCGTCTACACGTCCTCTTTGACCGCGTTTCACTCCTTCAGAAGCATCATTTTCACCTGAAATAATTCCTACAATAATTGTATTTTCATCTACTTCTGAACCTAAACGAATAATACCATTTTCATCTAATTTAGAATAATCTTTATCTGCCTTTAATCTTAATCCTTTTAATGCTGGATTTCCAAATTGTGTATGTGTCTTCAATGTTTCATTAATGACTTCTTCTTTCACATTGTAAGAATGGAAATAAGTGGTCATAAACAGTCCTCGTTTCATTGAGTCTTCATTGATGATAATAGAATCTTCTTGATTGAAACCGGTATACATAGAAATAGCAACAATCGCATTATCTCCATATGGTTGACAACCACCTCTACCTAATACATGAGGATACAACCAAGTTTCGCAAATAGGTCTTTTTGGAGAATTCAAAATCAAGGTCATTGTATCAAATCGTTTATTGAAGTTGGAATGGTACCAAGAAGCACCTGCACGACTTTGCTGGCAAGAGAAAGCAACACGAGGAGAAGGGTTATGATCGGCAAACGGAATAACCGCAGAAAGAGGTGTTAACATGAATACACCATGAATTTCCGAAGGTAAAGTTTTAGATAATGGATTCATTGAAATACGAATAGTATCTGCCTCATCTGCATCTACAAAATCAAAAAGAGCATTCATATCCTTCCAATTATTTTTGGAAAGAACTTGATCGGCAGTTATACCTGGACGGTATATAGGACGCGTAGGACGACCAGCATCACAGGAAAGAATAAGTTCATTGTCTGTTCGGTTCCATGCGACTGAAATGTATCCTGGATTATTGCGACGATACTCAATTAACTTATCGTAAATGACGGATGTCTTGTCACTTACAATTCCGTAGATGTCTCCGTTAATTAATACTTTCGTCCATGAAGCATTCCAAGTAGCAGGATGAATATCTGCGGATTTACGAAATCCTGGATACTCATTCAAAATCTTTTTGAGATCAGCAGATGGAGTTTGGGTAGATACAACTGCTAAAATAGAAAGATGTTTCTTTAATCCTACATCTGCTCCGTCAGGAACATCAGAAGGACAGGTTAAACCAAATGAACTTCCGTGTAAGCGACGAGAACCAATTGGTGTCTTTGAAGCATCAATTTGTAAAGATGAACGACGCAACATAGAAATAGCACCCAAAGTAGATACACGATTCAAAATCTGAGAAATACCGTTCTTTCCTCCCCACATACCTTTGAACGATTTAGAAAACTCGTTTATGAAACTGTATGCTCTCCAGTAATATCCAATATTTTCACGTTGTAATAAGTTTGTAATTGCCTTTCCTGAATACAACTTTTCTTCGTAGTGAAGACGCGTATCCATCTTTAACTTCATGTCTTTGGAGGCAATCTTGAAAATACGCTTGAATTCTTGAAAACATAAATCACCCGAAACATCAAATCTCTTGAAACGGAAATGATCACGATCTGAAGGTCTTCGAATATCAAGAGCAACATCCATACAAATACGCATAAGGTATCCTAATCCATATGCTTTGCGACGAAACAAGGTAGCAGTATCATCATCTTTTTCCGATTCTACATGGGGAAGTAATAAAGCTTGTAAGTTATAGAATACTTCTTCTTCACTTCGTGTTTTTGTTGCAACGCGTAAAGTTTCCAAATCTGATTCTATAGTATGTCCCATAAAGAATTGTAAAAATAAATCATCATATACTGTTCGGTCTTCTTGTGGTATTCCTGCCAAAACTACATCATAAATATCTTTATCTGCGGTGAACCCAAGCAAGTGAAAAATACTTATAATTGGAACTGGAATACGAAAACCAGGCAAAGTAATAACTGGAATACCTCGAACACGAGTAACTCCGTAATCTACAATTTCACTCTTTGTTCCTTTTCGCATTTCGATTTCTTCAAGAGACATTTCACGCTTCTTGGGAGGAATAACTAAAAAGTGAGAAAAAGGACCTCGTGTTCCGTCTTCGGAAATACTACGAATACCTGCTACATATTCATAATCTTCTCCTCTGTCTTCAGTCTTTCCTCCTTCCTGTTCTTCTTCTGAAACCGAAGTCACATGTCGTCTAGAAGAATAGTAAATATTATTACCAAGTCGTTCTTGAGACAACAAAACACGCTCACCTCCGTCAATGACAAAGTAACCACCTAATTCGTTGTAATCTTCACCTTGTTCAAATGCTTCTTCTGGAGTCAAGGAAGAAAGAAAGCAGAACTTGGATCGTAACATCAAAGGTAATCGGGCCAACAATACTTTTTCAAACTTAGCATTTTCTATTTCATTACCTATTTGGTATTCTACTTCGATATCTCCAATACAGTCAAGATAGTATGTTTTGTTTTCAACTCGACAGGTGTTGGGCATAACAGCGGCTTCAAGTTCATCTAAGGGAGGACGATAACCAAGACTCTTGCCGTCCTTACCTCCTAAGTAAATACGAACAGCACGATTATCTGCTAAGACAAGGTTAATTGGGTTTGATGCTTGTAAAAAGACTGGAATTTTGCGTTCCACAAAATCATTGAACGAGTCAATGTGATGTTGAACAATCGGATTGAGGGTCGTTGTATAAAATGTATTACAGACATGTCGAGCAGGGACGACGCTCATTATACTCTTGTAAATAAATAGAAGAAGAATGTATGAGTTCTTTACGACTTATTCAAAAGATATCATGGTAATCGTTATAACCATCGCAGTGTTTGCAGTTTTCTGTTGGGGATATTTCAACCTTGCTCATCCCACCATCATCGTAAAAAGGAAAGATTTACAGGGTTATGTAAATCCATGTCCTGATCTATGGATATTTGAAAATGGTATATGCAGACCATCCTACGAAACAAAATGTAAACCCTTTGATCCTGAATTGTACAAAGGTCAAGAATGCGATATAGTAAAATCCTGCGGAACTTCTTGGAAAGGACTTTGTAGATAATCGTATAACAATACAATGTTATCGGAAACATACAGACCACAGACTTTCAAAGATATTATAGGACATACAGAAGCAAAGTCTATTCTTCAAAAGTATCTTGAAACAAATCCTAGAACAAAGAGTGTGCTTATTTCTGGTTCTCCAGGAATTGGAAAAACAACTATGGCTCTTGCAGCTGCTCGTACATTTGAATACGAACCTCTTGAAATAAATGCGTCTCGTTCTCTTCGTTCTCATGAAGATGTAACCTCCTTGCGTGATTCATGTATGGCACCTGTTTCCTTTACATCCATTATCAAATATGCTAAACCTCGTAAGACATGTGTTATTTTAGATGAAGTAGACGGAAGTGATCCTCATGCTCAACGCAAGGTTTTAGAATGGATCAAAGATCCTAAACGAGTCGTTCCAATTATTTGCACTTCAAACGAAATACCAATTATTTTCAAAAGAGCACCTGAAAATATTACGGTTCATCGTTGTATGCCTTTGAACGCAAGAGATATATATGAAAATCTACAAACACATACTCCTATGCCATTTGTAGAGTTCCAGAAAGTAGTCAGAGAATGTCAACACGATGTTCGTCGTTTAATGAATCGGTTTCAGTACGGTCAATCAGATGTTCTTAAACAAATACCTTTAACAGGAGACACAATCGCAGATCTTTTTAAGCATCAAGAAACGTTTTACGAAGTACCTCCCACATTTTGGAATCTTTTACCCATTGAAAACGAACAACGTTCTTAGCATTATCTGCATTTTGAATGCGTCCTCCAAATTTGCGTTGATCTGAGAAGATTTCACTTTTATTTACAGTGTTATGACTATGACCTATAACTAAAAGTATATCAGTCGCAGGAAGCATGATCATTTCAAGAGTCCAATCACGAGTAAATGTTCCTTCTTCTGCTTTGTTTGCCGTTTCCAAGAAGTAGCGAGTTTCCGCACACTTTGCACGGAATAGATAGGTAGCAGCAGTTGCGTGATTATGACCGTAAGGACCAACATCCATAAGGACATTTTCACGAGTTAAAAATACTGTCATAACCGCACAACCAATAATATCGTGTTTTGGACTTTCTTGTAATGCTTTGACTGAAACGGAAATGCGTTGAGGCATGTAAAAATCATCATCATCCCAGAATGCTATAAATTCAGGATTGAGTTTGAGTGCTTCTTTCAAACAAACATTACGAAGAAAACCAACAGGTTTGCGTTCTTCTACTTTAATGTAGGTGACCTTGATTCCTTCTTTTTGTTGGATTGGAGACCAGTCTTTTTCAGGATCATCAGAATTATCAATTACAATCCAGTGAAGATTTGTATATGTTTGTCGTTTAAAACATTCCACTGAAAAATCTAGACAAAATCTACGATTGTATGTCGGTGTGCAAACTGCTACCAGTGGTTGTTCCATTTGTATTAGTAGGTTGTGCTTCTCGTAAATCTGCTCTACAAACAGGACATTTGTTGCTCATCGCAAACCATTCATTTGAACATTGACGATGTAAGTGATGTCTACAAGTGGTTTCAATACATGACATTGTTCCTAGGTTATCTTGACAAATACAACATACTTCTGTTGAATCAGCAGGAGGCATCCAATCGTGTGTTGCTCGTTCAAGTTGTTCAGGAGTCAAACGAATAGTCACATGTTCTAAAAAGTCAGTCCAGGAAAAGTTATCAGGAAACAAGGAATCTAAATCATTGAAAGCAAGTCTTGTTCTGATCTGAACTTGCGGTCTTCTTTGAGTATTTCGTTCAACGGGAAAACGATTAAGTAAACCTATTAACCATGCTTCATTTGATAAAAATTGACTCATATTAGCAGTATGATATCGACTGTTTTGACGAAAAAAATTAGCCCGAGCATATGTCAAGTCTAAAACAGCACGTAATATTTCGTCGTTCATTAGATTTACAGGTTACTTCTTTTTAAACCAATTGTCGAGTGGACCTGTCCTTGAAGCACGAATTACATTTTGGATATAGTCTGCTTTTAAGAACAGCATCGATTCAAGTTGTTTTTCCTTATATTTCAAAACCGAGAGAGTTGCTTCTTCTAAATCTGTTCCGTCTTCTAACATTTCATTCAATAATTTTGAATATGAAGGTTTTTGTTCGCGATACCCGTCTAAACTTTCAATACATAAGGCAAACAGTTGAGCTACTGGATTTTGAATTTGATTGGTAATATAGAATTGAGAATCTAGTTTCAAGTTATTTTTTTGCATGAAATCGATTGTTTCAATTTTATCTGCTTGTAGTTTCTTGTCCGTTTGGATATACACATACTGAAGACGCTCACCAACAGAAGGAGCATTACCTGGATCTCTAGCAGTCATACGATCGGCAAGAATACGATGAGCTGGAACTGTGGCGTGTCCTGTATATCCTTCCGCCATTGCCTTGTAATCGTCTCGTAACTGTTTTGTAACCGCAAACTTCTGAATAGGTAATTCAGATTTCATCACTTTCACCAACATATCTTTCACAAATTGTGCTGCTCCTTTTACATCTCGTTTTTCCAGAATAATGTCAAGTGCTCCTCCGTATACATCTTTCACAATCGGAGCATTGTCTCGTCGTTTGAGAACTATACCCATAGATGCTCGTTTACATTTGGTTGGATCTTCTTCGTATTTCATTCCTACATATCGTTTGCGACAGAACAGAATGAACGGATAGAAGGTCTTTTCATAACCGATGACAAACGCAGAATGAGGACAACGCGATGTAATTAATTGTGCTGCTTCTTGACCTGCTTTGATAGAACTAGGCAGATCCTTGCCTGGAAACTTTACAAATATAGAATCTGTATCGCCATACACAACTTCTGCTCCCAAACTTTCTTCAACGGTAGATTTCGCAAATAGAAGAGATCGTCTTCCTACTGCTGTTGTAGATGCTGCTACACACATTTTACGAATAGCAGATGTTCTTGAACCTAACTGACCGTAAATAGAGTTCGCAACAACTTTGTAAGCAAGTTGAAGACCATTATACACCGATGCTTGTGCGTCATCAGTTCCTGCGTATTTCGCATAATGAACTCTTGCTTCTTTTCGTTTCTTTAACATGATTTGAAGAGCGGTTGGAATAAGACCAACAGATAAAGGTTGATTTGGTTTAGGTTGCATGTAACCACATACGCATTTACAACCGTCTTCTTCGTATGATATTTCGTGATATCCTTCAAGTCCTGCTACTTGTTCTTTTGGTAAACCTTCATACGATATAAGTTTACCATTTTTGGCATATGTCTTTTTAAATACCAAAGTATCAGGTGATAGATTTTCACCAATCATTGATGAAGGATACAGACTGTTAAAGTCAAGAACTGCGATCGGCGTGTCTAGGTACATGCCGATTTTAGGAGATATGACAATCGCACCTTCATATCCAATTCCTTCACCTTCCAACGATTCTTGTGTTTGAATAATTTGTTTTCGTTTTGATGCTTCGTAAGCAACGCGTGAGAAGATTTTGATTCCCTGACCTCTCAAGAACAGGAATTGAAGAGGAACATAACAAACATCTGCCATACCTCTAGCATTCACCAATGTATCCAACTTTGCCATTAATGTAAGCACTAAATCACAATCCTGAATACAGTATTTCGCAATCACTGCTCTGTCTTCTGGTGTTCCTTCGTGCATTTTAAACAAATCTTGATAATGAAGATCATCCTTCGTAAATGACCATTCTAATGTCTTCTTTTCTTCGTCTGTTAAATCTGTAAACAATTTATCATCATCAATGACGAAACTTTTATTTGTTAAACTTTTTACTAAGAATTTGCGACCATCTTGGTAAGGATTAATCGTGTTTCCAACAACATCAAATCTTACATAATTTCCTGCATTTAATCCTCGTGTTGTTTTTGTATAAATAGTGTTTCCTTCATACTTTATGACTTTATCTCGTAAGAATGTAGATGCGACATTATCTAACTTATATGAATCTAAAGTTTGTTCTCTTCGCATATTCAGTAATAAATCAATCGTTAAACGACCAGGTGTTTTTAAATATTCTACTTCGTATTTTCCTGATGCCAATTCAAATGTCTTTTTCTGCATAATGTCTCCATAAATCTTACTTCTTGAAAGATCTAACTTGATATTATTACGCTTTGCTCGTTCTGCTAGAAACTTATCATCAAAACCATAAGTATTGTAACCGCAAATAACATCAGGATCCGCGTCTTGAACAAATTCTTGAAATCCTTCAATCATATCTCCTTCCGTCTTGTACCCCTTGAAAACCACCGTTGGATCATCAGACGGTGCTACATCTCCTAGAACAAAGACTCTTCGTTGGACGTTTGATAACATATTATGAGACCAACGAATTGTAATACCAATCTGAATAACTGGATCTTTTTCGGCTACCGGAAATTGTCCGCTCTCTGAAGTACATTCAATATCATACGCAGCTATTTTGAGTGGAGCATCATTTGATGGCTTGCTTCTGATATTTGATACATCTACATACCACGCTTTTTCCATATCCTTGATTTTTCCTCCTTTAATGAAACCTACGGGAGAAGCAGGAGGTATCTCGTAATCGTGATAGAAACGCAAGAGAGGAGGTAAGTTTGCTTCGTATACTTTGTATACTGGTTTCCCTTCTTCATATGCGTCTTTTGCTATCTTTACGACCGCCCTGAAATCCTTCATAGATTCTACTTCAATTTTTTGGACCTTGGTTGTAGCATAATTATTGAATCCTGCGAACACATCATATTTCTCTTCATTTGTGATATTGATTTTCGTTATATTTTGCTTTGTTAACTCTTCTTCACTTGCAAAGTCGTACTCCGATGCTACGTAGAAGTAAGGTTTTACTCCGCGCACTCGTAACATTACAGAATCGCCTTCATCTGTTCGTCCGTAGATATCAATTACATATTTTCCGTATTCGTCATGGTCTATCCAATCACAAGGACAAAGAACAGACATCTTGTTGCCTTCTGTTGTCTTCGCTGAAAGTTTATCCGTTTTAGATAATAAGCATGGCAGACCAAGAACCTCAAACCTCAAACCCAATTTCGTGGTTTTATGCTCCTACCCGTTACAAGTCAGATGTAACTCAGCAGGATTATGATTACCGTGACAACAAGGCACAACAGAACTATTATCTTTCAACTGCTCGTCCTCCACCAGAACCTTGTCAGGACTTTGACCGTGTTGCCGACTTTGCCTCTTCCTTTGTCACCATGAACTATACTGGTAACTTTGGTAACACTGCCGCTGGAGGTTGTGATGTAGATTTATACTCTCGTCTTGCCTTAGGTGATCCTGGAACACAGCGTCTCAAGGGACATCAACAGCTCTTTGCTCGTCCTTGGGCTACAACACCAAATATGGGCGGTGGTCCCCCCGTCTACAGCAAGGATACAGAAAGTCAGTTAATTCAAAGTGCTCCCATCCGAACACGCAAGGAATGCTCTACTGTATCCGACAAGTTCTTTCCTCAACAATTTGATCCTTTAATTCCTTCCGTAAAAGACGAAATGAAAGAAGTCAATAACTTTGTTCAACCTTGGGCACGCGGAGGTGATCCTACGCGTCTTGTTCGTCAGAAAGCAGTCTGGGAATAAATAATAATATGAAAGTCGTGTTCTTCGCACAGATTATGCCTGATCCGTGCGGTGCATTTTTTCATGACATCGCTATTGCTAAACAATTACAATCGCGAGGTCATAACGTTTCATTTGTAACTACTATGCGTGGTAAAAATGGAATTCGTGGTGTATATAGAGGTCTCCCTTGGGTTTATTATACAAATGCAGAATCTGAATTAGGAGGAGCAGGTGTTTGGTCTACTCCACATTTTCCAATGATGAAACTTGTGCGTCGTTT